TTCAATTTGATAAATTGGCTCAATATCTTCAGTTGCTTCAAGAAATTCCGTAAAGTTGAGTGCCATTTTATTACGACTTTCTTTTATTTATCCCACAATTTTTCCACACTAAAGTTAAGGCGACTAAACTCCAATCTATCAATCAGCTTTACAGCACCTTTGGATGTAATTGCCACATAGCCCTCGTCAGAAGTCACCTGATAATCACCACCAACCATAACAAATAACCTCAACTGACTCACCTTCTTCATTTTATCCACAAGGATGTGCTTGCAGTATTGGATATTCATATAAGATGCAATAACCATCTTGAAACCTCTCTCATGCTTCTCTAAAAACTCAATGGTTTTCACAAACTTAAGTGCCTTCTTCTCCTGTGCTGCAAGGGTTTTTAGTGGTTGAATCTTCTTATCATACTCCTTGCCCAGGTGAATCATAAAATCATTATATGCCCTATCAACAGAGGGAATCCTTTTGCCTGCTTTCACATAGTTATTGAAAAACTTGAGAAACTCTGTATCAATCTCAAGTGTTTTCTTGCCAGTTTGCATCATATCAAGGGTGCTACTTGCTTGCTTCAGCGACCCTTCTGTTCTTCTGATTGCTGCCTCATATTCAGTCCTTTCAATGGGTGACATTGAAGCAACACCACTGATGTCATTGAATTCTGCTCTTTGAATCCAAACATTGGGTGTTGCCCTATAATCACTCTCAGATACATTGAAACTTGCAGACATTGTATCCAAAGAATCACCAGTGTATTTGGTGTGAAATACAATGCCCAGTTGTGCTGCTTTTATTTCCCTTCCAAGTTTAGAGTTGGTTGGTGCTGCATAAGTGATGGTGTTAGGACGAAAGGTGATAAAATTATCACCATCAATCCTCTCCTCCTTCTTATCATTAGTAAACATCAAATCACCCTGAAGCACACCCTTGATACCACATTGCTTCAGGTAGTTGAAAGATGCAACCAGCTTTTCCATCAGTTGCCCAGTGTATAAACTGCGCACATCTTCCTCTGACTTACAAAGTTTCCTATCTTTGGCAAACACACTTTTAGTGCCAACAAAAAACTTACCATCTTCAGGGTCAATGCCACAGATAACTGCTGGAGCACCATCAAACTTTGTGGTAACCTTAACGCCAGGACCAGGGTTTCCAGAGAGAAACTTAGACATAAGTTTCAGCATCTCTACAGCATCATGCCCACCCTTAGAGCCATCAATGATGATGGCATCTTCAGCGTGAGTCATGTGGGTATTTTTACCTGCTGCCATAGGGTTACTCCCTCTGTCCTTACCTATTTATTATACCAGGAAGTGCCCTCCCAGTAAAGGTTAGATAACAATAGCTTATCAGAAAAATACGTTAGATATGTTTTGACGATCAAAATGTGTAAGAAAATCTGTATTCAAGTCCCAACTATTTGGACCAAGTACAGAGTGTTCGTTATAATTGTGTGCAAGACCTAGAGCATGACCTATCTCGTGTGCTTCTACGTGCTGCCCTTTGTAATCAGGGTCAGTGCTGAGACGGAAGGTTCCATTTGAATACCTCCGTGCCAAGCCTGCAGCCCCAATGAGATCACTGTAGTCACAAAGAATTTCTGCATCCTTTTTCCTCTTTACACGTTCAAAATTAATACCGAGCTTACGTTCTAACTTTCTAAATTGCTTTCTGTAGTTACCTCTAGGTGCGCGGTAATAGATTATACCATCGTCGTATAAAGCTTTTGACTGCTCAAGCCAATCCCCACTCAGCAAAGACATTGTTCACCCTTCATGTTTGTTACTTATTTATTATACCACAGGTGGTGGTCAGAGTTTAACTGCGTCACCAAACTTTACATTGGTAACTGTAACAGTGCAGTTTTGCCAACCATTAAGGTGCTCTCTTGCAAACTTAATAACTGATTCCTTATTGGCACCACTACAGAGAGATTTACCCTCTCTGTCTGCTGATTGCCACATTCCAAACCTTGTCAACCAGATGCAGAATGCACCATTATCATAATAAAAAGGTCCTTCAGTCATTTTACTTGTTTCCAACATTGTTTTTATAGAATTGTTTTACTTGTTTATTTGATTTTACAAATCACCCTCTTGCCTATTCTCACTATAAAACGGGTCAAACACCCCACCAGGATAACGCTTCTCAAGTTTATCCACATTAATTTCAATGATTTCATCCATGGATGTTTCAAGAGCAATGAGGCACTGGGTGATATACCACATGCAGTCCGAAATTTCCCTCTTAAGATGGTGCTTAGTTTCTTCATTCCAAGGCTTACCCTGAAACACCATCTTCTTCACAATCTCCATCACTTCGCCTCCCTCAGCGTTGAGTCCAATGGCTCCAGTCATCAGTCTTTCAATGTTAGCACCCTTTTCATCAAGACTAACAAGGCGATCACTAAGAGCCAGAAAATCCCTCGATTCATCGCTGGTGACAGCATCAACAAACTTAGTGTATTTGTCAAAATCAACTCTCTTTGTCATTTGTTTAATATCAGGGTCAGTAAGTGTCCAGTTTATCATACCACAACTTGATTAGAAGTTGAAGTCTGCGAATGATTTAGTTTGGAATTTAGGTTGCTCATCATTGTATTTGAATGTGGGCTCTGATGCCATGATGTCTTCCTGAGCTGATTGCTCAACATCATACAACCTCATTTTTGCTCTGTCAATACCCACCACAAACTTTCTGTGGGTGGTGGGGTCATTATATCGGTTTTTGAGTTGTTTGACCATTATTTGTCCCATTCCTTCGAGATCATCATTAGAGATAAGAGCAAACATGAAGTCGGCAGTAGCAGGAAGGCCAAAAGACTCAGACGTATCAGTAAGAGAGACATCAGTAGAACTAAATCCAGAACGTGTTGTTTGTGTGGCGCTGACTATTGGTAAGTTGTATTTTACTGCAAGTCCACGCAACTCTTCGGCAATAGCCTTAACCACAGTGTAACTATTGACGTTGGCACCAGCACGATACCGACTAGAGTTGCATATATTAAGATAATCAATGAATACAATATCAGGTCTGAAATTCTTTTTGAGTTGTAATTCTTTGATGAGTGCATCGAAATGTCCTGAGTGTGCTGAGGCAGTTGGATACTCTTTGATAAACAACTGACCTTGGGTTTTCTTTTGGATGTTTGTCACCTTAGTTTCAAACATTGGACGTGGGATTTCAATGATGTCTTGAACATTAGTGTCCAACAGGTTTGCGTCAATTCTTTCAGCAATCCTTTCCTCTGCCATCTCAAGTGTTACATAAAGCACATTCTTACCTTGTAGGAGGCAAGAGCTGGCATAACTACACATAAACAAAGATTTACCCACACCTGTGCCAGCAAGGGCAATGTTGAGTGTTTTGTTAGGTATCCCACCCTTAGTTATTTTATCAAAATACTCAAGGTTGAAGGGGATACGCTCCTCTTTCAGGTGATAAAAGTCATATCTCTTATCATAATCATTTAGATAATCATGTCCTACATGGGGGTCAAATGAAACAGCAAGGGCATCTGAGAGGAGTGTGGGGATTTGCCCCCTATCCTTATCACTAGTGCCATCATGGATGCTGATGGATTCAGTGAGAGCAACATAAATTGCTCTCTCCTGACACCACTTCTCAGTGGTTTCAATCAGAAAGTCCAGACTTGACGTTGGTGCTCCTTCTGCAAAAATTGAGGTGCAGAGTTCTGCAATTGATTTGAACTCTTCGTCCCCAATTCCCACAAGGGCCTCAATTTCAATTGAAAGCGATTCTTTGGTGGGGCAGGAAGAGAACTTAGAAAAGTATTTTTCACAGAGTTCAAATAGAGTGCGTCCGCTGGTCGTCTCAAAGTAAATTGTCTTAAGGTACGGAAGTACTTTTCTGGTGTAACTTTCATTGAAAATAAGGGAGGAAAGGATAGTGTGTTCAACTGATGAAATCATAAAATATCAAGCACCATAAGAGAAGGTACCTTTGGCAATTACATCCAATTGCTCCATCACTTCTTCAGTGAAGTATTGCTCTGGGTTTTTAAGGATTTCTTTTGCGTACATCTTTTTGCCTTGGATTTCGTATCTTCCAGCGACATTCTTCCACATCCCACCTTGTTCACCCAGTTCGAGTAAACCATAGTACTTGTCGAGACCTCTCTCATCATAATACAACCTCACCTCAACTTCTTTATTTTCTCTACTTAGACGCGACTTAGCAGTCTTTGCTTTGATAATGTTTCCAATAACTTCTTTTCCATCCTTCTCTTTCTTCTTGCTAAGGTAGATGATAGTACTAGCAGCGTACTTGAGGCCACTACCACCTCCCATTTCTTTAGTGGGGACATAAGAGCCAATGACGTCGTAAGTGTGATTAGTAACAATGAGAGGAACATTTGCTTGACCTAACTTGAGGGTTAACATCCTAAAGGCACCCTTTACGAGTTGTGACTTAGTCATGTCTCGTACATTCTTATCAGCCAGAGCATCAGTGATTTCCTTTTCAGTTGACAACATCCCCAATGAGTCTAGGATGAACATCATTGGTTGGCGCTCTGATTTTTCTACTTTCAGATATTTATCTACACATTGCAGAGCTTTAGTTCTAAACTCTTCAATGGTAACCACATTCATAACAACGACTCTAGTCGTATCGACGCCTCTGGATTCAAGGAGGGACTTAGTAATAGCAGACTCGGTATCAAAATAAAGTACAATAGCATTAGGATCGCTATCCAGAAAGTTTTTAACCACTGCCAGAGAGAAGAAAGTTTTCCCAGTAGATGACTCACCAGCAATAGCGGTAATTTTATTAGCAGATACCCCACCATAGATACTCCCAGAAACAAGAGCATTAAAGATGAAGCTACCTGAGTCCACATATTCTTCAGTTTCATCGATGTCTTGGGCGAGGGATGCATATTCTGCTCCAATGTCTTTAACTATGTCTTGTAGGAATTTCATGAAAAGAAGTCGTCTAATGTTGCAACTGATTCGGTTTTCCATCCAATGGTGTCAAGAATGACTTTCAATGGATCAAGAAAACTTTTCTGATACATTGTATCATAATCAATAAACTCTTCAAGTCCAAACTCTTTGGGGAAGTCACCAAGGAATGAGATTACATTCTCTTTGATGTGGTTGGGGAGTTTTAGTTGAATGAATTTAATTTTCTCCCCATCCTGGATGAGGTTATATTTGTTTGTGAGTTTATACTCTTTGATGTAGTGGTTGTAAAGAATGCAACCACGAATGTGAATGGGTGTGCCCTTTCCATAAAGGGTAGTGATGTTTCTGAACTTATCAATGTTATTGGCACTGCGTGGGAAGGCAATGCTTTCAGGGGGAAGTTTGTTGAACTCCTCCCTCTTGGTTTCAATATAATCAATAAGTTCTTGCTCTGTGCCTGTCATAATAATATTCAGGCAGTCTTTAATGTATTTGCGACAGGGTGCAGGTGTTGAGGACTTCACTGCTTCAATGCCCATCATCTTGAGTTTGGGTTCCTCATATCTAACCCCCTCATTGTCCCACACATTCAAAATGTATCGCTTCTTGGCTGTCCAGATTCCCCTGTCTGCAATACATTCCCTCTTCATCACAAGAGTTTCCTCATAACACTGGAGATAATCAGACAACTCTTTGTATGACTTCTCAATGTAGGGTTCAACCTTATCCTGACAAAACTTGTTTAGAACATCCACAACTCTTTCGTGAGGAGCGGATGAAAGGGCACTGACAGAATCCACGAGCCCCCCAAGATTAAGATAGATAGAGTCAGTATCCGAAGCGATGACATAATCGATACCCTCTGTACTCAAAGCTGAGTTTACATACTCATTTATCTTTCTTTCAATCCAACGAATCGCAACCTGACCTGTAAGGGTGATTGCTTCTGCATTCTCCAGTTTATAATGCCTGAAGTATTGGTTACCAATGGCACCATAAAGTGAGTTGAGACAGATCTTTCTCACCATCTGGAAGTTACTAAACTTAGTTACATCCTTGATTGTTTGTGAGTGAAGTTCTAACAACTCAGCATCACTGAGATGTGAGTAATTACTCTCCTTTGCTTCAATCTTTTGCTCTGGTCCTTCACCAGCGCCACCAATTAAAAACCCTATGGTCTTACCTCCTTTCTAATGTTGAATTCTTTCAATCTGGATTTAATTAACACATCGCTACATCCATAGTGGTCAGCAATTTGTTTGCGCGTCATTCCCATTATAACATACATTTCACTCAAAGTATCTTTATCTATCTGGAATTTTCTATTATTTTTACAATTTTCTCTGTATCTATCCTTAGCTTCTCTTGACCAAGGTTTAGATACACCTCTGAGTGATTTGGTTTGAAGGAGTGAACCACCCTCACTATGGACACCATACTCTTCAATAAGTTTTGTTTCAATTTCTAAACATTCACTCTT